AACGACGATATTGCGTTCGATAAATGGCTCGCACGGCTGGATGATGAAGCCACAGGAAACCATGAATATCACGAAGATCCTGCACAGGATACACCACAGGAAGAAGAAACGGAGCAGGCATATGACATTCCTGCGGTAAACAGGGACGAACGTGTGGTCGTATACTGCGGTACATACGATGTCTACATGAACATGGTTGCATCCTGCAAATCCCTGCTTGCTACCACACCCGTTGATAAAGTCTACTTCCTCATTGAAGACGATGAGTTCCCGTACGATGTGCCGGACATTGTCCACACAATCAACATCAAACCGCTCGCACTCCATTTCTTCGATCAGCAGGGGCCGAACTTCAACAATTCCTGGACATACATGTGCATGGTGCGTGCTGCGTTCCCAGAATCCTTCCGTGACTATGACAAGATCCTGTCGCTTGACGTTGACGTCGTCGTGAATGACAACGTATCTGACCTTTGGGACTACGATATCTCCGACTACTACCTCGCAGGCGTACCGGAAAGGCAACGGCAGAAGTCCGCATCAGATCCGCTGTATATTAACTTCGGCGTTGTGATGATGAACCTCGCCAAACTCCGGCAGGATGGAATGCAGCAGAAACTTATCAATGCGCTGAACAAACAGAAATTCGGATGCCCGGAACAGGACTGCTACAACAAGTTCTGTGCAGGACATATCCTGGAGCTCCCAAATGACTACAACTTCACCACCTACTCCCATATCACAGGCGACGCTCAGAAAGAACGCATCATCCATTACGCAGGGCAGAAGTTCTGGCGTCACTACGCTCTCGTGAAACAATATGCGGATCTGTCATGGGATGAAGTGATGGAAAGGCAGGCGAAACTCCATGAGTAAACCCGTATTATTCGCCAGTTTCCGTCCGCTTGAGCGTGCTGAAAACCTACGCGCTGCCTATGAAGCATACGACGGCGAAAAAGTGCACTGGCTGTCCGTAGAACCTGGCTACAAACAAGAGGTACTGTCCGGCAAGTACGATCTGTTGGTAACGGATGACTTCCCGTACGTATCCCCCGGTAAATGTATCATGATTTGGCACGGCATCCACGGCGGAAAGACTATCGGGTACGATCAGCCCGGGAAACCGTACTTCTCGCAGGAATCATCACGACTGATAACATACATTATCTCAGCAGGAACAGGCATGATCCCCATTTGGAGCAGGTGTACAGGCATTCCGTACTCGCACATTCTCCCGCTGGGTATGCCACGGACGGACGAGTACAAAGGATATCAGCACGAGCCGTCAGATAAACGAACCTATTTATTCGTGCCTACGTTCCGTGACAAAAATGAAACGCCCTTCCCGCAGATCGATTGGGCATACATTGACAGCCAGCTTACGGATAAAGAACTACTCATCGTAAAAGCACACCCATGGCAATCAGACGTTGGTACTGAGCAGGTCACGAACGGTATCGGTAACGGAATGTATAAGCATATCTGTATCATATCACCCGCAACCGCAACGGCTGGATGGATGTACCTTGCGGACGTTGTTATCACAGACTACTCATCCATTATGTTTGACGCATACCTGCTCAATAAACCCGTTGTCCTGTTCGAGAAAACTCCAGGCTATAAGGAAACCCGTGGAATGTGCTTTGAATATCCTTATGACTATTCATCCTATTACGCCTCAAACGAGGATAAACTGCTCGAACTCGTCCGCTACAGAGCCAAGCATCCATACCTTACAGAAGCGGAAAAACGCACCACGCATATCGTCGCTGATATGTGCGACGGTCACGCATGCGAAAGACTCTGTCAACTGATAAACCAAATAAAGTGAGGTGAAACACATTGGCAAACCCTATCATCCATACCAAACCAGGCGAAAAAATCGTCACATTCTTCTCTACCCGTAACCTCTATAACGTCCTACCTGCCGCCTACAACTCCCTGCTCGCATATAATCCGGACGTGCATGTTTACTGCTTCATAGAGGATGATAAACTCCCGTATAAAACCCCGCCACATGTCACTTGCGTAAACGTTACGGAGCAGGAATTCTTTCCGCATGACGGACCGTGCTACAAAACACGCTATACCTACATGATTCTCCTTAAAACTGCTCTCACTAAGATTTTCCCCGACGCTGACCGCGCACTCATTCTCGACGTTGACACTGTCACATGCGACTCTCTCGCACCGCTGTGGGAGTGGGATCTCACTCACGCCTACTATGCAGCCGTTGTTGAACCGGAAGGATCCCGCTTACGCCAGCGTCCGTACGCTAACTTTGGCATAGTTATGCTTAACCTCGCCCGCCTGCGGAACACCGGCAAGGATGACCTCATCATTAGCGAACTCAACACCACTGCCTACGAATTCCCCGAACAGGACGCCTTTAACAAAATCTGTATGAACCGCTTTGACCCGCTCCCGCCGGAATATAACGTCACCAAGTACACCTTCGATATCACAGGCAATCCGGAGCGGACACGCGTGCTCCACTTCGCTGGCCTCAATGACTGGACACACTTCTCTATCGTTCAGCACTGGCTCAAAAACACAACTCCGCTGCCACGCTACGTTGTATACGCAGCAGACCACCGCGTCCAGGACATGATGATCGCAGCGGCTAAATCACTACTTGCTCACAACAAGGTAGACCGTATCTTCCTGCTCGTGGATAACGACGCCATCGCAAAAGACTTACCACCGGTCTTTCAGTGTATTAACGTTTCAAAACAATCCGTGTTCCCGAACGACGGCCCGAACATTATGACATGGTACGGAACGATGACTACTCTTCGCGCTGGCCTTACACGTGTCCTTCCTTCATCAGTAGAACGCGTCCTCTGGCTGGACCCTGACACAATCGTTTCCGGCGATATCTCAGATATTTGGAACTACAATATAGACCATAAGTACTTCGCAGCCGTCGAGGAAGTACGCAACCATAACCATACACAAAAACCATACTTCAATGCCGGCGTAATGTACATGAACCTCAAACTCATGCAGGAGTCCGGAATAGCAGACAAAATAATCGATGACATTAACACCACTAAGTACGAACACCTCGAACAGGACGCTCTCAACTTTGACTGCTTCCTGCATATCCTTCGCCTGCCGTCCAAATACTCCGATTCATATGTGTCAGAACCGTGCGAAAAGCCCCTTATCCACCACTACCTGGCTAAAGACAAGCGGAACTTCTACCCTGCAGCAGAACCGTATAAAAACATCCCCTGGAGCGAATTAAAAGGAGTGATCGAATATGAAAAGTAAAAACGAAACAACAGATATCTCAACCGAGCAAATCAAAGAGGTCGTCGATAAGAAAAAACGTGGAGCGAATTGGATGAGAGAACTGTCAGACGATAGCGGTTCTCCGGGCGATAACTCACGTTTTGTTCGCCACGCATTCGTCGCATGGAATCTGCCACCTATCGATATCTCAGACCCGCACCAGGTCGAAGAACGCATTGGATGTTATTTTCAACACTGTATTGATAATGACAGACGCCCTGGTGTTATAGGTATGTGTAATTGGCTTGGAATAAGCAGACAGACGCTAAATGAGTGGGAAAACGGCGTGACACGTAGCGCGACACACGGCGACATCATTAAAAAAGCGAAGTGTATTTGCGAGGAAATATGGGCTGATCTGATGATGTCGAACAAACTGAATCCGGGCGCTGGATGTTTTATGGGTAAGAACTGGTTTAATTATTCCGATACGCAGCAAATTGTCGTCACACCGAACAATCCGTACCAGGCAGCGAGCGACGACGAATTGAAGAACAAGTACCTGACGGATATACCGGACGACGAATGAGCCGGAGCGAAAAAGCAGGCGCGGAGCGGATCCGCGCTTGTTTTTGTGTTGGGGAGAATATATATACTACTTATACGGATAAATATATAATATATATATCTATGACGTGACAGGTTGCTTCAGTATCTGGAATCGATCAGGACGGAGCGGATCTGTTGCCAGGTGATTGTACTATGCGTTAAACATAAGTTTAGCGAATAGTGTGCATACGACATATAGTATTACATAAACAGGCGAGGCACTACACAATCTAAAATGCATAACGTTGCGTATAAAACAGGCAAAAACTGAATAATATACAGACAAAATTATGCATGAAAACGGAAAATATACAGTGTGGAAGACCGGCTTTGTGTATTGACGCATACAACTATTCGCAGTAATATAACAACGAAAAGTAGATATTTAGACGCATGATTGCGGGAATAATAAGCGGAGGTCTTGCAATCATGAGCGGATACAGTCGAAAAGTAGCACGCAGAGCGAAACATGAAAAACTGTTGGGCACTGCGTGCTGTAATTGTGGGAAAGAGTGCGGGAGCGAGATTGAGTATCATCATATTGTACCACTGGAGCGAGGCGGTAAAGACATAGAAAGCAATCTGGCGCCGCTGTGCTATGAGTGCCACACAACAGTTCATTTTGACTTCCGGCGCCAGAAACCTGACCGCACAGGGCGCCGTAGGAAAGAGTATGACGCTGTGCTGATGGACAATGTATTCTTCAGGTACGTAAACAAACAGATATCTGAACGGGAAGCCAGGACGGAATTAGGCACCGGCTGCCGGATAAAGGACATGCCTCAGTTCCTGGAATGGGCAGAAAAAAACGGTGTTGACACGCGGCAAAACTTTGGTCGATCAGGGCGCTGGTACAAATAAAAAAGCCCCGGCCAGGCGGCCGGAGCGGAGACGGAGCGAGTTATGACCAGTTGTCTTCATAGGCTCCTTCCTGGACAATGGCGTTCCAGGCGTCCATGAAGGATTCCGGCGTCAGGTCGGACGGGAGACCGGCTGCAGGGTCCAGGTGGCTGATGATTTCGGCCGCCCGGTCCAGGTCGATCTGTTCCGGCGCGTCGTCGGCGTGTTCGATGAGTTCCAGCGCAAGTTCACGAGTTGTCATAGTGTTTTACCCCTTTTCTTTTTATTGTATATGAGTATGACGCGACGCGTCAATACTTCCGGAGCGAGTGTCAGGCGAGTGGCTGGTGCGTCAGGTCGTTTATCCAGCCGCTGCCGATGTTTCGCAGTGCGTCAATGGCCGCGTCCCATGAAGGATAATCCTGGCGGAGTATATCGTTTCCGGACGGCTCCCTGACGGTCAGTCGCGTTGTCTTTCTGTTCAGATATAAGCATAGGTCCGCTGTAAATCCGGACGGAGCGGTATAGAATGCGCGCATGTTAGTGTTCCTCCGTTCTTTTGGTATAGATTTCATTCCACACGATGAAATAGATTTCAGGCGTCAGGTCTTCCGGCACTGGCCGTCCCCAGGTATCACAATCACGGACAAAACGGTCCCAGTACGGAGCGATATCTTCCAGCTTTTCGATACGCTGGTCACCGTTATACCATACGTTGTCCTGGTAGTCGTCCTGGATAAATTCGCGAGCAGCGGCGGAGATAATCGGAGCGGATGTCATAGCGTGCACCTCCATTTCGTGTCAGGACGCAATGCAGGCGGAGGATGTCCACCAGCGGAGCAGGGAAGCAGTGACGTCGTCAGGGTATTTGTATATGTATAGTTTCTCCAGGTCAGCGCCGTCGCGGAGGAAGCCGTAACCGCGGCCTTCACGTTTCGGGTCCGGTAGCATTTCGCAGCCGGTCGCCGCGATCAGGAAGCGTGATTGCTGGGCGTTAGCGGTGCGGAGGCCCAGAATCGCAGGAAAATTGCATTTCAGGACGGTGGGAATCGTCACGGCCATAATATTCTGGCTGCAGGCGATCAGGTGCACCCGGGCGGCGCGGCCGATCTGGGCAAGGCGTTGCAGCAGCGGCAACGTCTCTTTTTTGATCGATACCATAAGGTCCGCCAGTTCGTCTATAATCACGTACAGATGCGGTCCGTTGTATTCCTTCACGCCCTGCTGCTGCATCCTGGAAAAGCGCCGGTCAGTTTCTTCTATGGACCACTGGAGCGCGCGCACAATGTCCGGGTGATCGGACGCATAGCGGAGCGAGTGCGGCAGCCTGGCGTATTGCGCAAGCTCCACTTTTTTCGGATCGATCAGCACAAACTGGCAGCGAGCGGGCGACTCTGTCATGAGCAGCGACGTTATAATACCGTTCAGGGCTACAGATTTACCGCTTCCAGTGGCGCCGGCTATCAGCAGGTGCGGACGGTCGGCCATGTCCAGGAACGGCCTGTAAACGGATCCTGACGGGGTACGGTATGCGAGCGGGACGGAATGCAACATGTTCTATACCTCCTCTGTTAGTCGTCCCATGAAAACGCGGGAACGGGGAACGGATAGCCGGCCGGAGCGGCGGAGCGGGATACCAGCGGAGCGGAAACCGGAGCGGCGGAGCGGACCGCAAAAGGGGCGGAGCGGCTACATGTCCGGTATACCAGCACAGCGCCGGAGCGGGCCGGAATGCGGAAGGCCAGGAACCCGGAGCGGGTGTCGTATGCATAGCGGATACGGTGCCGGCGGAGCGAGATTTCAACGTCTTTTTCAGTGCGAGCGCCAGCAATAGCGGAGCGGATACGGTCCGCGGTCAACAACATTTTCATATCATTATGCCTCCTTAAAATACGTCTTTTTTGTAGCAGGTCCACCCGGAGCGGCGGCGGGACAGTGCACGCCTGGCGCCGCGGTGCGTCGTATAGGTCCGGTTAAGTATCACTTCACCCTGGCCGCGGTCAGCGCGTATAACAAGCCTGGTGCGGTGCGCTAGCGGCATGTCTATATCTGTCAAGCGGGCGCGGAGGCCTTCCGGGCCGTCGTAATAGTAGTTTGTGCGCATGGTTTACACCCCCGTAATAAAGTGTTTATAGTTGAGCGGCAGTGTATAGGCCGTCAAGCTGCAGCCGCTGGTGAAACTTACAAAAACGCGCGTGCTGTTTTCCGTAACGCAGGCCGGGCGCCTTGTGTCCAGGTCCTGGAAAAAATCCCGGACGACGTCAGCAGGATCCGTCACAGTGCCGGCGTATATTGAGTTGGGATACATTGCTTTTTTGTACATGTTTTCCGCCTCCGTTTTTTTGTGTTACGTGGCCCGCTTGCGGGCCTTCCTTCCGGGACCTGGTACCAGCCCGATGATCATCCTGCTGCTGCAGGCGCTGCCTCCGGGACCTGGTACCAGCCCGATGATCATCCTGCTGCTGCAGGTGCTGCCTCCGGGACCTGGTACCAGCCCGATGATCATCCTGCTGCTGCAGGCGCTGCCTCCGGGACCTGGTACCAGCCTGGTGATCATCATGCTGCTGCAGGCGCTGCCTCCGGGACCTGGTACCAGCCTGGTGATCATCCTGCTGCTGCAGGCGCTGCCTCCGGGACCTGGTACCAGCCTGGTGATCATCATGCTGCTGCAGGCGCTGCCTCCGGGATATATCAGGCGCTTTTCTTTTCCGCGCTGGCCGTCAAAACAGCATTAATTGTTTTCGACGTTGTCGTTTTTTCGTATACTTCTTTTATATCCGGAAAATCCTTATATAATGCGGCCGTATCAAGCCTTGCGGCCGTTGTCGTCTTTATCACAACGGTATATATATCCGTTGTGAAATTATCCGCATGGCCAGCGTGCTGCATGATCAATTCTTTCATAGCTGCAGCGCGCTTTTTGTTTTCCGTCTCCGCCTGTTTTGCCTCTAAATAGTTGGCAATAATTGTATTAATATCCATTTTTTCCGCCTCCGTTTGTTTGTTATTAATAAAGGATCCATACCAGGCCCGCGGCGCTTGTTACGGTACCGCGGGCCGCCTGGTTTTATTTTTTCAGTTCATTGATATACAGCGGGCCGCCCGCATAATAGCAATTTGTTTTTTTCATAATGCATTCCAGACACTTGCGGCCACCGCAATTAATTGTTATATTGTGCTGCTTTGCAAACTGTCTTGTGTATACTGTAAAAACGTGATCAATAAATGTATACTTGCGGATAATGCTTTCTGAAACTGGTTTGTTTACAATGGGTGAACTAATAACAAATGTTGTGTTTTTCGGTTTGCCGCGTTCCAGGTCAAAAGCTTGCGCCCATAATTCGATATTTTTTGACCATATCGCGCAACGAATTCGCGGAAAAGCTTTGATAATTCTAATATAGTTCCGCGCTTGCGTTATATTGGCAACGTCCCCGAAAGACTCAATACGCAAGTAAGGATATAAAAATCTTAAGTGTTTAAAGGCACATACCGGCAACAAAACATTCCGCAAAATTATGCCATTGAGCACATTGTGCTCGCGCAAACCGGTCTGGAAGCTTTGTTGATTGTACGCGTAACAATGTGCACAAATACAGTTTTTAACCTTGCGCCAGGCGGCACATAAAACATTATCATTTACACTTGAGGAAATAGAAGAAATCCCTTCCAGCTTGCGCGCGTTGTGGTTTACAATCCACAAACACGAAACAAGCACAACGGCCGCGGAACCGGTCACAAACTGGCCAGCGCTGGCCAGGATAGCAAGCGCAACGGCCGCCAGCCTTGCAACGGTCCCGGAAAAGAAAGCATATAACCCTTTTGTATATGCCAGGTCAACGCCTTCCGTCAAAATAGGTTTTCTGTTTTCGCTTTTCATTGTTTCATACCTCCACAATATATTTTTGTTTTATTACATCTTTATAACGGTTTTCCCGTTGTAAACAACGTTGCATTTTGCGCCGCGCGCGCTGATTTCTTTTGCCGCCTGGACAGCTTTCAGAAATCCATGAAGGCCTTCCGTCGTTCCCTTGTACACGGCCTTGTCTCCGTCTTCTGTACGCTTGTAACCATATACGTGGTATTTCATTTTCTCCGCCTCCGTTTTTTCTTTATTCGCAAGAATAATTTCTTGCGTTGTCTTATTATATGCACAAGAAATAATTCTTGTCAAGTACTTTTTAAAGAAAATTTTCTTGTTTTTTTTCTATATATATATCCTGCTGCAGGTCTCCGCCTGCCAGGGTCCCGGGATCCCCGCGGGGCCTCTGGCCCCGCGGGGATCCCGACGACCAGGCCGGGAGGGGTAGTTACCCCCATCCGCGCCCCAAAAATAAAAAAGGCAAGAAAAAATTCTTGACAGATAAATATAAGTCATGCTAGAATGCAAACAGAACGAAACGGGAGATGAAAGAGATGCTAGTAAAGAAAGCGATCAGGGCTATTATGGACAGGAAAGGGATTGGGCTGAACGCGTTGGCGCATAGACTGGGGAAAAATTCGCAGTTTGTGAGTGACAAACTGAACCCAGCGAAGGGGCTTAACATGAGCACGGACAAACTAGACGAACTGATCAGGGCGATGGGGTACAAGATTGTTTTGGTACCGGAGGAGACGGAACTGAAGGACGGGTGGTTTGAAGTAGAGGACAGCCGAGAGATTAAGGAATGAGGCACCCCGGTCAGCGGAGTGGAAGCGATCTAGAAAAGTGTGTTTTGAAAAATCGCGAAAAAAGCAAAAAGGCGAAAACCGGAGGTGACGAGAGATGATCGCGGTGCTTTTGTACATAGCGTTTGTGTTGTGGCTGATCATGAATGTGAGTCCACTTGCTGGCGGGTTTGCGATCATAGCGGGGATTGTGCTGTTCCTGGCGCTTGGGCACTCGGTTGAGAAAGATGAATGGAAGGCGCGGTGTAACAGGCGAGAGTACTGGAAGAGAGGCGGACCTGACAGGCGGGATGGAAGAGGGAGGTTCAGAGCGTGATGGAAGAGAAGAAAGAGCAGAAGCAAGAGACGTGGAAGCCTTTTAAGTGGATCGTGCTAGCCGGTGGCGTTGCGGGTGTTGCGCTTATTGTAGCGATTGTGATGGTTGTAGTGACGATTGTTGGGCAGAGAAATGAAGCAAAGAAGAACGCGCAGGAGGCTTTTGCGAAGGCATGGTATGCGGCGGAGCCTGAGAAGAAACTGGCGGAGTTGCAGGAAAACCTGGCTGATATACGGAGCGGTGCGAAGGAGAGCAGTGCGAAGGCGGCAGAGCTGATGCAAAAAGCGGAGGAAGCGATTGTGAGAGGCGATTACGACGAGGCTGAGCGGATCCTGAAAGAGATCAGAGGAGAATAGCGAAGCAGTATAAGAGAGAGACGCAGCATTGCGGGAATGGGCTGAAAAGCCTGTTCCTGTTTTTTGTTTAAAAAGGGGGAGAGAAAGGATTGCCGAACGCACTGATATACAGAATAGAGAAAGCGATGGAGCGGAACCCGGACGATGTGGGCGTGTACAACGACCTGGTGAGCGCGTATCAGAACCAGATTGAGGAAGGGTTTGCGTACTACCACCGGGACAATAAGCGCCTGCGTGGGGAGATCAGCAAGACAATGAGGCGCGGGGCGGAGAGGGGTGCTTCGGCGGCGGACATGCGAAAACTGAACGAAGCGTACTGGCACAGCACGCTGGTGGACGCGCCGGTGGACTTTGATGCTTATTGTTTGTATATGGAGAGGCTGCGCGATCCGAAGAAGCGGTTTTACGCGCCGCGGCGGAAACAGCTGCTGCGGGTCGTGAACCAACTGCAGCGGCTGATGGATGATGAACTGGATATTCTGGGGATCAGTTTGCCGCCGGGCGTTGGAAAGAGCACGTTAGCGATCTTTCTGCTGAGTTGGGTGGCGGGGAGGTGGCCGGACGAGCCGAACCTGACTGGAAGCCATAGCAATGCTTTTGTGCGGGGTGTATACGATGAGTGCCTGCGGGTGACGGACAAGGACGGGGAGTACCTGTGGCACGATGTGTTTCCGAACGTGCAATTATCCAACACGAACGCGAAGGACCTACGGATTGATTTTGGAAAGCGGAAGCGGTTTGAGACGCTAGAGTTTACGTCTATTGGTGCGGGGAACGCCGGTCTGTACCGGGCGGGAAGGTTGCTATACTGTGACGACCTGGTGAGCGGTCTGGAGATTGCGCTGAGTAAGGAAAGACTGGATAAATTATGGGAGACGTACACGACTGATTTGAGGCAGCGGAAGATCGGGGATCATTGTAAGGAATTGCATATAGCGACGCGTTGGAGCGTGAATGATGTTATAGGGCGGTTGGAGCGGCAGTATGAGAACAGTGACCGGGCGGAGTTCATCGCTGTGCCTGCGCTGGATGAGAACGACGAGAGCAATTTTGACTACCTGTACGGGGTTGGGTTTAGCACAGCGTTTTACCGGGAGCAGCGGGAGATCATGGACGATGCGAGCTGGCGGGCGCTGTACATGAACCAGCCGATTGAAAGAGAAGGCCTGTTGTACCACCCGGACGAGCTGCGGCGGTACTTTGAACTGCCGGACCGGGAGCCGGACGCGATCCTGTGCGTGTGCGACACAAAGGACAGGGGCAGCGACTACTGCAGCATGCCGATAGCGTACCAGTACGGGAACGACTACTACATTGAGGACGTGGTGTTTGACAACAGCAATCCAGAGATCGTGGAGGCGCGGATAGTCGAAAAACTGCTGAAAAACAGGGTACAGATGGGACGGTTTGAGAGCAACAGCGCAGGAGGCCGGGTTGCGGAGAGCATCCAGACAAGAACACGGCTGGCTGGCGGCATGGTAAAGATCACCACAAAGTACACAACCCAGAACAAGGAGACCAAGATCATTATGGCATCTCCGTTTGTGAAGGAACATTTTCTTTTCAAGGATGACAGTGTTGTAAAGGACAAGGAGTACAGAAGTTTCATGAACAATGTGTGCAACTGGACGATGAACGGAAAGACGAAGCACGATGACGGGCCGGATAGTCTGGCAATGCTTGCGGACTATGTGCAGACGTTTACATACGGACAGGTTTCTGTGTTTGCACGGCCGTTTTAATTTTTTCGGGCGAACACTGCGAAACGCATTGACACAACTGCACAAAATTGTTATAATGCGTGCAGGGACATCCGTCCATTTATTTGCGTACCATGAACATGATGCTGGACGTGAGAAGACGCTAAATAGCGAGAGATCGTTATTTGGCGTCTTTTTATGATCAGAAAGGAGGCATCCGGCATGGCAAACCTGGAGGCGTACGATGTTACGACTGTGAAAGGCGAAGACAAACTGGATATCTCCAAGGACCTGCATGGACGCAGGAAGATCTTTACAAGTGAAAAGGTAATTACGCGGGAAAACGTGATCACTGTACTGCAGAAAGCACTGGCTGTGCATCTGTTGAACCGCAGGGAGATCATTTTTCTGCAGAAATACGAGAAAGGCATCCAGCCGATCCTGAACAGGACGAAGCAGTACAACGATTACGTGAATAACAAGATTGTTGTGAACATGGCGAACGAGATCGTGACGTTCAAGAGTTCAGAGTTCGCTGGAGAGCCGATACAGTACGTGAGCCGCCGCGGGAATACTGGCGTTGACGATAAAGACAAGGAGATTCCAGGCAAGGTTGCTGAGATCAACGACATGATGTTGTCTGAGAACAAGCAGACGCTTGACCTGGACCTGTCGCACAAGATGTTTACAGCCGGCGTTGCGTATCGGCTTGTATATACGGATAAGCCAAGGAAGTCCGCGAGCGAAGATTACCTGGATGAGGCGCCGTTTGAGATCGCGATCCCGGACGTGGAGAACACGTTTGTTGTCAGATATAACGACGCGAAGAAAGACGTCGTTATGGGCGTGACATATGTGTATAAAGACCTGCCTGAAAGCGGTGTGATTTACACGGTCTATACGCCGAATGTGACATACACGATTGAAGGTATGCCGTTCTCGCCGGAAAGCACGCAGACAGGGCTTCGGATCACGAACGAGAAGAGGCACAATTTTGGGATGGTAAGCCTTATTGAGTACCCGTGCAATCCGGATTACCTTGGTGCATTTGAGCCGGTTATCAATCTGCTGGACTCCATCAACCTGACGATGTCAAACCAGGAAGACGGCCTTGAGCAGTTTATCCAGGCATTGATGGTGTTTGACGGTGTGGACATCACCAGAGAAGAGTTCCTGTCCTTGAAGGACCTGGGTGCGATTAAACTGCCCGCATCACCGGCTGGAACGACGGCTGGCGGCAAGAAACTGTACTACCTGAATGAGCAACTAGACCAGTCGCAGACAAACGGCCTGGTGAACAGCATGAAGCAGATGGTGCTGGAGATCGTCGGTATGCCGGCACAGGGAAACGCCAGCACGGGCGACAGTAGCAACACAGGCGCCGTCATTATGAAGAACGGATGGTGGCATGCTGAGAGCCGGGCGTTGCAGACGCAGGCGATGTGGAAAAAGGCGGAGACTGATTTCCTGAAGATTGTCCTGAAGATCTGCTTTGAAGCGAACCGGCTAACTGGCTTGAAGATCAGCGACCTGGAGCCGCGGTTCTGGCGGCAGAGTTACGAAGACTTGTTAGTGAAGACACAGAGTTTCGCGACACTGCGCAGTGCTGGCATGCCGTCTGTACAGGCGTTTAAGTTCAGCCATCTGAGCCGTGATCCTGAGAGCGACGCAATTATGTATGACGACTATCAGGAGATGCTGGCGGCTGAACTTGACGCCATGAATGGTGTTGGCGAAGGCGATGAAATCCCGCTGAAGGAAGACGACACAACGGATCCTGTAAGCCCTGAAGGCATCAAAGCACAGGCCAACGGTGAAGTGGAAGCCGAAGGCGAGCCAAAGAAGAAGAGCGGCGCAAAAGGTACATGGGCACAATGCCCGGTGTGCGGTAAGAAATTCATCAAGAAGGAATCAAACCAGATTTATGACAGCCTGAGCTGCGCAAATCGTGGGAGACGGAGCACACCGAGATACGGAGGATAAAGCATGAGCGCTGAGAAAGTCCGTATCTATGATGCGTGCGACAAAGCGATCCAGGAGATGAACCGGGAGAACCTGAAATCGTTTGGGAAACTGAAACTGGCGAAGTGGGATCAACTGAACATTGTGAAAGAGGTCACGAAACTGTACCACGAAAGCGCCAGGAAAGCCCGTAAAAAGTACTATGACGAGGCTTTTGAGGTATATCTGCTGGTGCTTGGAATGTTTGACGACGACCCGGCAGAAGTACGTGAAAAGGCCGAGAAAAGCATTACCAGCAAGTGGGTGGAAGAGATCCTGACACAGACGGATCTTGTGACATTGTACAGATTTGATTCAGAAACTGACCGGAAAGCGTACAGGCTGGTAGAGGCGCTTGGTGCAACGGAGAGCAAGGATGAAGAGATCGACAAAGCGCTGAGGCTGTGGAGCAAACAACTGGGGCAGTACGCGATCACCTTTACAGACTATGCTGCTGTGAAAGCGTTTAAAGATGCGGGCGTAGAGATGGTTGAGTGGATCACGCAACATGACGAGCGGGTTTGCAACGAATGCTACGCGCTGGACGGACAGATATTCCGGACTGATGAGATTCCAAGAAAGCCACATTGGGGGTGCAGATGTTTCTGGAAGGCCGTCTTTCGAAAGAGAGACAGTGATGATGTGGAACAGGATTAGACCTGTGCACAGGAATTACAGGTGGTTTTAGGCAGCGAAAGCTGTTTGAAATATCGTCAGAGAAGACGTTAATCGCGAAAGTGCGGAGATGCACTATAAAAGCGCAAAAGAAAGTGTCAGAGAAGACAATAAAACGCAAAGGAGAATGTCCAATGGATCCTATTCGTAACAGACTATCTTTGCTTCCCTTAAACCTGCAGCAGTTTGCCGAGCCAGATCCTGGCGGTGAAGGCGGCGATGGCGGTACCGGCGGTGCTCCTGCTGGCAACGATCAGAATAATGGCGGTGCCGGTGGTGAAGGCGGTGCCGGAACTGACGGTAAAAAGGGAGAGGACCAGAATTCGCTCGCGGCTCAGTTGGAACAACTGAAGGCTGATATGGCGAAACAGAAGCAGGCCCTTGACGCGGCAACCAGCGAGGCGGCCAAGTACAAGAAGGAACTGCGCACCAAGCAGACCCAGGAAGAAATCGACGCGGCAAACAAGAAGGAAGCCGAGGAAAAGGCTGCTGCGAGGCTCGCAGAGCTTGAAAAGGAAGTAGCAAAAGCCAAGTCCACAAAGTCCGTAATGGCAAACCTCAATGTTGATGAGACCGCGGCGGACAAGATCGCGGAGAGCCTCGTCGGATGTGAGAACATCGACAACGCGCTGCTGCTGATCAAACAGGCGTGGGACGCCAAAGAAAAGGCGCTGCGCCAGGAATTCGGCAAGATTCCTGCCCCTGGTGCCGGAGGCGCTGGTGGCGAAGACGACGAACTGAATGCCGCAATCGAACTCGGGAAACGGCTTGGGAAGGAACGCGCGGATAACAACAAATCTGTTGCGGAAGGACTTAAAGGGTACATCCGGTAAAGCCGAACGGGTTCAGCCTGACGGCTTGAACCGATGGACACATAATCAAACTCTTTTGAAAGGAGAGACAAACACATGAAGTACAACCAGACTTCTGTTGGCGGCGGTGTGGAAATCCTCGCCAGCAAAGACTTCCAGGCGATCCCTGTGAAGGTGGCGACCCCCGGTTCCGGAACGGTCGTGAAGGCCGGCACTCCTCTGACGGCTGATGGTGAATCCACCACCGGTTCCGGCGCGATTGGCGTGCTGCTGTATGACGTGGATACCGCGGAAAATCCGAATGGTGCTGCGGTTGTTCAGGGCATCATCGATTCCACCAAGGCTCAGGAGCACAGTGCCGTGACCTATGTGTCCGCTCTGTACGAAGCCCTGCCTGGAATCGTCTTCCGGACCAACATTGGCGCTCAGGGTGTCACCGGAGAAACCTGATCGGGGGATAACAGATGAGAATTCTCATTGCCGTACCTACCTACGAAACCATTTACCCGGATACCTACAAGGGAATCTGGGATGTGGACAAGTGCGGACACGAAGTGGCCTTTGATTCTGTCAGAGGTTACGACGTTGCCACGGCGAGAAACCGCATTGCACAGAAAGCGCTGGATCTGAACACGGACTATGTGCTGATGGTGGACAACGATGTGGTACTGCCAAAGGACGCGCTGAAACTGCTTCTTGAGGATGCCCGTGAGGTAAACCTTGGGTATTATGCCCACAGAGACAGGGACAACGTTTATAGGGGCAATACGTGCCTTTGCAGGCTGAAGGATAAGGACGGCAAAGAGTACTATCATTATCCGCTGGAATCGGAATACACGGCGGAAGAGATGCGGAGCATGAAGGAAGCCGGGGAATCGAAGATCGAGATCCACGGCGGCGGAATGGGATGCGCGCTCATCCGGACGGACGTATTCCGGAAACTCGAATATCCGTGGTACGACTGGGTGAATTACGGAGATGCAAACAGGGGAATGCTTTCGGAAGATCTTTACTTCTGTTCCCTGTGCCGGAACTCCGGAATCCGGATTTACGGAGATGTTCGGGTAGGCTGCGGACACCTGCTTCGGCATGTGCAGTGGCCGGAATGAATATGACGAAAAACAAAAACCTATGAAAGGAGACAAAACACATGAATCTTACCGAGTTTCGTAAACTTGTGCAGCCCAAGGTTCTCTCCGCTGTCTGGAAGGAATCTGTCAGCAACAAGATTCCCTATTTGGGCGAAACCCTGTTCCCGTCCAAGCAGAAGGCCGGTCTCGACCTGAAGTGGATTAAGGGATTCAAAGGTCTGCCCATCTCCCTGATGCCCAGCGCGTTCGACGCGAAGGCCACTTTCCGCGGCCGTGAAGGCGTCAAGATGCTGGAGACCGAGATGCCCTTCTTCCGTGAAGGTTTCAAAATCAAGGAAAAGGATCGTCAGGATATCCTGCGCATCAAGGAAAAGAATGATCCGTACCTGAATGACGCTCTGAACCGGGTGTACGACGACGCCAACAACCTGCTGGAAGGCGCCCTGGTCGTTCCGGAAAGAATGATCATGCAGCTGCTGTTCCCGGAGAACGGCGATTGCGGCATCACCATCGAAGCCAACGGTGTTTCCTACACCTATGACTACGATCCCGGCGATGCCTGGAAGACCACCAACTACCTGACCGTTGCTGAAGATTACACCTGGGACAAGACCGCTGCGGCAGATCCTCTGGGTGATATCCAGCGCGCTCAGGACAAGATCAAGGATCAGGGCGGCGAAGGCGTGTATATTGCGATGAACAATAACACCTTCAAACTGTTCCGGGCCATCAAGCAGATCAAGGATCTGTTCCTGACCATCAACGGCCAGGCCGTTGGCGTGCTGACCGACCCGCAGATCGTCAACGTTCTCAAGAGCGTTCTGAACCTGCGCGGCATCATCGTGTACGACAAGCAGTACAAGGATGAGAGCGGTGTGACCCACAAGTTCGTGCCGGACAACTACGTTGCTGTCCTGCCGGACGGCGCCCTGGGCAACACCTGGCGCGGCACCACCCCCGAGGAAGCTGACCTGATGGGCAGCGGCAAGGCCGACGTCGTTATCGTGAACAACGGTATCGCGCTGACCCAGATCCTCGACGAGCATCCCGTGAACCTGAACACCTTCGCCTCTGAAATCGTCCTGCCGTCTTACGAGCGGATGAATGAAGTCGCCCTGATCAAGGTGAAGTAAGGAATATCCCGGGGCGCAGCAAATGCTCCCCGGGATCCCTTCATGGACAAGCCTTACTTTTAGAAAGTGAAAGGGGAAACAACCATGCTGGTGAAAGCCAAATGGAATGTAAAGGATGCCTCAGGATGGCATGACGCCGGAGAGGTGTTCCAGACTGAAAGCAACCTCGGCGACGCTGTAGAGGTGCTTAATGCGCCGAAAGCAAAACCTGCAGAAAAGCCGGAAGTCAAAAAGCAGGAGCCTGTAAAGGAACAGGAGCCAAGGACGGAAGTCCAGGTGACCGCAAAGGTTCCCGAAAAGGCTGCAGAAACGCCGCGGAGCGTTTCCAGGCGGAAGAAGGCCAATTGACGAAAAGAGGCGGACGGAATGACTGAAGAAAGCAAGATTGCAAGGCTGCAAGTCCTGATCGACGACACGACGGAAAGTGACAGTGTTCTGTCCGTTTACCTTGGCATCGCGGGAGACGCGATCCTCAACCAGATGTATCCCTACAGGGATGATTACACCGGCCTGAGCGTACCGGACAGATACACATCCGTTCAGCTGAAGATAGCTGCCTATCTGCTGAACAAGCGCGGGGCAGAAGGACAGATCCAGCACATTGAGAACGGCATCCACCGGAACTACGGTTCCGCGGATATCCCGAAGGATATGCTGAAGGACGTTGTCCCGTACTGCCAAGCGCTCCGGTAAGGCGGTGAAAGCATGAGCCGAAAAGGAATGCACCTGCTGCGCAGGAACCTGACAGACTTTGAGTATCTGCCTCCCGACGGCGAGACAACCGACCTAAACGACGACGGCGAACACACCGGAGAGTTTTACCAGAAGAGCGGCACCCCGGTGGCGAAAAAGGGAAACATCTCCGAGCCAAGCGGATCCATCAGCCAGAACTTTTTCGGGACGGACACACGGTACACGCATGTGCTGGTGATGGACGACCCAGACGCCGGCATTTCCGAACTGGGCATGATCCGGTGGAAAGGCGACCTGTATGAGATTCGGGCCGTACGTCCGAGCCTCAATGCATTAAGTGTTGCTCTTCGAAAGAAGACAGCAAACCATGTTGAGGAATCAACAAATGATCAGACGGCGAACGGTGATCAAACACCGACCAACGATGAGACACCGAGCAACGATGAGACACCGAGCAACTATGAGAGTGAAGGCGAATGAGTTACAAAGTCCTTAAGGCAATTGACGTTGAACTCAATACGCAATCCATCAGGCGGGCGATTCGCGATCTGGAGTACTTCCAGACCGAACTGGAAGTGAAATGCTGGGAACTTGTTCAGGTTCTGACCATGGAAGGGGCCGAAATCGCAAAGATGCAGGTTGTTTCCATGGATGCATTTGATACAGGCGAACTGGAAAGCAGTATCCAGGGAATGTTCTTTCCGGAAGAACGCTGCGGATTTGTCATCGCTGAAGCGCCACATGCGATTTACGTCGAATACGGAACGGGCATTGTCGGCCAGTCCTTTCCGCATCCAGAGGCGGAAGGGAATTACGAATATGACGTAAACCAACACGGTGCAAAAGGATGGGTCTACAAAAGCGACAGAGACGGAAAGTTTCACTGGACTAAGGGCTATGTTTCAAGACCATTCATGTATAACACATTGCGGTGGCTTGAAGAGACGGCGCCTGATATGGCAAGCGAGATACTGACATAAGGAGGAAGGCAGAATGATCGATTACGAAGTCAAAATCTTCAATCGGGTTCATGCTGCCGCGGCCTCACTATGCGCGAAGAATAAGTTCGTTAGCAAACAGATTGTCAGTGAAACCGCTTTCCCGGCAGCGTCGTTAATCGAAATGGATAATACAACCGTTCGCAGACGGCAGAGTTCTACACCAGGCGAGAACTTCGCGCTGATTACTTATCAGCTGGATGTGTACGCCATGAAGAAGAGCGAATGCCGTGCAGTGTTTGCTGCAGCGGACGCGGCAATGCTTGGAATGAATTTCAGCAGGATGAGCGGACGCTACATTGATAATCCCGGAAACCCTGATGTATTCCGGTATGTGGCCAGGTACGAGGCGGAGATAGACCCGGACGGGAACATATACCGCAGAGCCTGACGGCCGCAGGCAACTCAATACATTGACAGACGCATGATTGCGAGTATGGCTTATGCCCACGCTTTCATGCGTTTTTTGTATCCGACTATTATGAAAGGAGACCAATAATATGGCAGCTGTAAAGGGTATTTCCACTTATCAGACTTACCTCATGTACCGCACAACCACCAACGGCGAATATGCCAAACTGATCGACATCACCTCTTTCCCGGATCTGGTTCCCCCGAAGGAGAGGATCGACATTACGAGCCTGTCCGATTACATGAGGACCTACATCAACGGTATCGGTGATACGTCCGAGATGAGTTTCAATGCCAACTATACCCCGGCGAACTACCAGGCTGTTAATGGCCTCGAAGGTCATCAGTATGACTATGCCGTGTGGTTCGGCGCATCCGGTTCTGCCGGAAGCGAAACCCCCGACGGTCACATGGGCAAGTTTGCCTGGACCGGCGACATCTCTGCGGGTATCTCCGGCGGCGGCGTGAACGAAGCGGTCGGCATGACCATCAACTGCACGCCTGCTACGGTTATCATTTTCAGCACCACCTGATGGGTTAGCGGAAGGGGAGAGGAGGAAACTCCTCTTCTCCCCGCCGTTTCCATATAAGGAGGAAACAACATGCCACGGAAAACCACAACGGAACCCACATTAATTGATTTGCCTGTGAATCAGGCGAGAAAGGAAGGCAAGCCGATGGCTGCGAAAGAAAAGGATTTCACGAAGGTTATCATCAAAGACGAGGAAGGCAACAAATACACGCTGGAGTTCAACGCCCGCGTGGTGAAACGGATGCAGCGGAACGGTTTCAAGATCGATTCCGACTTTCCGAACGTGATGATCGAGGAACTGCTGACCGGCGCGTTCCAGATGCATCACAAGGGCATGACACCCGAAGATATCATGAAGGTTTGGAAAGCGCAGGGCAAGAAGGACGAACTGCTCGGCATCCTGATCAAACTGTACATGCGTCCGCTGGAAGACCTGATGGCCGAACCGGACGAGGAGAATGAGAACGCAGACCCTACGTGGGAAACCGCCTGACAGGAGAAGAAGATCCACAGCAGACGGA